CGTTACTGTTACAAGCTAATCTCTCTGCAATATCTGTTGAGGTATTACCAGATGTTTTTAAATATACAGAGTCACATAAACCTGTTACACTACTAGCTTTTTTACCAGACGTGTCTATAATAGAACCTACATATTTATCGACATATACTAATTTACTAGGATATATAGTATAGGCATCAGTATCACTAACCACGTTTGTGTTTTTATATCCTGTCCCAGAAGAATTATATGAGTAATTATGAGACATTAATATCTTTCCGCCTTTTGGTCTTAAGGTATACGGGTCTAAAAGTGCTACCGTATATCCAAATAATACTATAGAATGTAGTGCTTTGTTTGCTTGGGATGAAGATGAATCAATTGGTCCTGTACCATAAAAGCGCCCACCAGGCTGGATAACATTACCGCTAAGAGAACTTTTGCTATGATAGTAACTTTTACCATATCCACCTTTTTCTTGTACATTTGTAGATCTATAAAACATAAAGAATAAATCCCTTAAAGTGTTCATTATAGGTCCGCCTAGTATTCTTAGTTTTGTGTTTATACCTCTAACAGCAGACTCGGTTCCTTCAGCACTTTTTGTTAATGCATTAGGTGTATCTTGAGCCCTATTATAACCGCATGATGGATATATTGTATCAGTATTATCTTCATCTCTCACCAAATAAAACATTGGTAACCAAAGACCCTGCATATCAACACTGTCGCCACTATTGTGATAAAATCCAGGAGCCTTATAGAAATCTTTTGTTTCCTCAGATGTATTGTTCATGGCAAAATATACATCTCTACTATTTCCATCAGCAGCATAAACTTCTTTCATATATAATCTAGGAAGCCATGCATAAGCACCTTGAGTTGTGGAATTAGTAGCTACAGGAGAAGCAGTACCATCTATATATTTAGTATAGTCATTAGGGTCTAGTTGTTTTACAGCTTTACCGGTACTATGATTTACGATATATGGTAAGTTCTTTTTCAACCATTCCCACTGCCCCCAAGAGCCTTCAGTTACTGCACCAGTGTCTTTGTTGGTGTGCATTGGTGTAAAATGTGTTGAAGATGCTATGTAAGTTATACATGTATCAGGGTCTAAATTATTAAAGTCTTGATGGAAGCCGACTATCATAGTATGGCTTGGGTTTTTACTAGCATCTATATGAGCTATATTTGCTCTATTTTTATTAAGAACACCAGTATCACTATATGGGAAAAACCTGTAATATGTATCCCCAACAAGGTCTATGTCAACTATAGGGTTTAACACATGAGCGTGTATTTGTTCATCCATGAAGTTACCAACTAAATCCCCATCAAATTCGTCCGTAGGAGCACTTCCTATTTTACGTCTTATAATAACGCCCTTTACTCTACAAATTGTCTGGCCAAATACAACTGTGTCAGCAACTTCAAAAGTAATTAATATTTTTCCTGCAGAATTCACAGACAGAGCAATATCTGTCATGTTATCTGGCTCTACTCCAGATGTGGAGTTCTTTCTAAGCCCAGAAATAATTTCATTTACGGCATATTGAGCTTCAGAATATCCCATATTTTATACCTCCTTTATATCTAAGCTGCTGGCGAATAACCGGCAACTGGTAATATAACCGTAGCGTGTCCAAGAAAATCCTGAAATACATTTGCTGAAAGGGTGAATTCAGAATATGCAGGACCAGATTGTTCCGCTCCATAATAGTATCCCAAACGTCCAGGAAAACTAATAGCGGTGTTTGATGAAGCTGCATAAATGGCATCGCAAAGACCCGTCGACGAGCTTCCGGTTGTTCCCTCTACTGGCACAGATCCAATCGCATCATCACAATATATCAATTTAGAAGGATATACAGGCGTGCCATCATTATACACTACGGCAGTCTTTGTATTAGTTCCTTGATATGTATAATGTGTATTAAAATATAAATAGCCATCTGTACCTTTATATGTATAAGGGTCGCCTAGTAATAAATTATATCCAAATAATACTGTCGAATGCAACGCTTTGTTTAGAGATTTTCCATCAGAAGTACCATAAAAGCGCCCTCCACCAACAACTGTATTACCTACTACAGAGCTATTTTTAGAATTACCATATCCGCCTTTTTCTTGTATATTAGTAGATCTGTATAAGAGATAGAATATATCCCTTAGAGTATTCATTATAGGTCCGCCTAATGCAGCTGCATTAGTAGAAAATGTGTTTAGTGTGTTTAACTGCGCAGTAAGTGTTTTGCCAGCTACTGGAACAAACCCAACGCAAGATTGCGCTTGTGTTGCCACATAAAACATAGGTAACCAAACACCTTCTACTTCCTGTCCTAATTTATTTACAAATCCTGGCGCTAAATGGAAATCCGCAGTGTCAACACTATCGTTGCCCAAAGCAAAATATACATCTCTACTATTTCCATCAGCAGCATAAACTTCTTTCATATATAATTTAGGAAGCCAAGCAAATGCTCCTCCTTCATAATATCTATTATTAACATCAGAAGCAGTACCATCTAATTTCTTAGTATAGTCATTAGGATCTAATTGATACCCTACTGTTCCATCTTTGTTAACCATATAAGGAAGATTTTGCTGTAACCAACTCCAACTAGCCCAAGAGCCTTCAGTTACTGTTCCAGTATCTTTATTAGTATGCATTGGTGTGTAGCCAGTAGCTTCTTCTATATATGTTATAGAGCTATCAGGATCTAGGTTTGTAAAGTCTTGATGGAAGCCCCATATATTTTTCTTTCCAACTGTAACTGCCTTTATCATTTTTTCAGATCTGTTTATAACATTAAAGTGGTTATAAGTAAATAATCTGTAATAATATGTCTGCTCATTAGCTAGTCCAGAATCTGTATAAGGAGTTGTTTCATAAGAATATAAGGCATCGCCATTTATATCAGCAACTAAATCCCCATCAAATTCGTCCGTAGGAGCACTTCCTATTTTACGTCTTATAATAACGCCAGCCATTGTGCAAACTAGTCTTCCATCAATTATTGTATCAGACGGTGTAAAAGTTATTTGAACTATACCTTCGCCTGCTATTATTGATAGATTTTTCAAATCATTAGGTACCAAACCAGCAATAGGATCTTTTTTCAGTGTACCAAGAACTTCGTCTACGGTATATTGCGCTTCAGCATATCCCATATTTTATACCTCCTTACTTAACAGACTGTTCAAAAGATTCTGTTATATTCTTACCCGAATCTGTTGTGACAATAACTGTTGTTTTTATATAGTTAAATTCACCTTCCAAAGGAGCCACAAGAGTCGTAATAGTCTTTGTGTTTCCTTCTTCAGAAAATGTAGTGGTAGCAGAAATCTCATCATTGTTTTCTACAATAGAAGTTGTTACACCACTAGCGTCTTTATTTATAATTGTCTCTTTCGCTACGATACCATAATATCTATTAAACTCACGCCTTATAATATCGTTAATTTGATTTTGTAAATTACCAGCTGCATCTTCAGATAACTGATTTTTGATGGTTTCAAACCATGTAGTAAAATCGTTTTGATTAGCGGTTTTGAATGCGTCAAATTCAGTCTTTATGGCTTCTAACTCACCTTGATATTCGGTTACCCAATTTGTAAAATCGTTTTCTTGAGTTTCAATCCATCTTTGCCAAGCAGCTCTTTGCGTATTGTTCCAGTTAGTTATACCTGCTTCTTGGTCAGCTAACCATTCTTCCCATTGAGTCTCCCATTGTGCTACAATATCGTCTATCTCCATAACTTTCAATATACCTGTAACATAAGGAGTGGATGATGTGCCAACCATATTAGTTATATTTGCTTGTGTAATTGCTATAGCGTTCTTAGGCACTGAAATATAAGCTAATGGATATTGATGAATATCTCTAGTATTTGTTAGAGTAGGTCTTACTGGTTCAGTAGCAGCTGTACCTTTAACTATCTTTATAGAGTTTTCTCTGTTTGCTTCAGTAGCATTAACCTCTAAAACTACAGCATCTATTCTATCAAGTAGAACATCAGCTGGGTCTAAATTTAATAATAATTCCGCGTCATTCAAAGTCCATGTGTGATTAAACCATGCTCGTCCTTCTCCAATAGCTACAGTTAGATCGGAACTAGATTTAACCATCATACACGTTCCTATTGACATGTATATACCATCGTTAATAATCCCATCAAATATAGAAGATATCTGAGTAGCATTGTATTTACGATCGCCGTTTAAGGAATTATAAAATCCAAAAGTTACACTCATATATAAACCTCCTTTTAATATACCGCACTAAAGGTAGGATATACACTATAACCTGTAGTGTCTTGGGAAGTAACTATTTCGATAACACGAGCGGTACTTTCTTGTCCATACTCATTTGCTATCTGTACAATATCTCCCATAAAGAAATCCGTACCGTATACGAACATTTTTGTTGTTTCAACTTGCCCTTCAAAAGACTGTGTATAAGTGTTAAAAGATAAATCTTCAACACCTCTTTGTGCTAGTTGAGAATAATATTCTTCGTCCGTCAAAGTTGTGTCGTCTCCTGTGTCAGAAGAAATATCTCTAGCATCTGTATATATCTCTCTTCTATCCAATCCAGATCCTCCGCCAGATTCTAATTCCACAGCGACATTCTTACGACTAGCACCTTCTCCTTCTCCCATAACTAATGATACTGTTTTGAGAGTTTTCTTTGATTGAATATAGCTACTATTAATTATATTTTCAAATCCAGGAGAAAATACTACATATGGATTCTCTGTTTGATCGTAAGATCTATCTGCCCCAGAATATAGCTTAAACACAAATTGGTTAGATTGGTTTAAAGTTATCTTAAACCCTATAGAATATGATTCACAAATTGTGCTAATTACATCATATAGATTATCACCCATATATTGGGCTTCTATTTCTAATTCTGTAATATTCGGGTCATCTGTCATCTCAAATATAAAGTTAGGAATCTTACGTTCTGGTATCTCTGGAGATATAATACTATCTTCTAGAAGGACTTTTATAGCATCCTGCAAGTTTCCTTCTAAAATATACTGCCCCCAAATAACTCGTCTATCTAACATAGATTCGAGAGATCTTCCTGTGATAGAAATATTATTTCCATTTTCCTTATCAGTACTAATCTCGGTATCTTCAATAATCATAACATGATCAGTACCTTTTACGCAAATATAATAGTCCTCTTTTAGAGTAGCCATTACTTTATCTGTTACTTGAGTGTATATTTCGAAGTCGCCACATTTGTCGTATCTATCAGTCCATATAAATGACGTGAAAGTATCTAATATAGCGATCGCTTCGAAATTTGTATTTAATATAGTTGCTTCTAACAAATACTACACCCCCTCGTAAAGAGTCTGGTTTTCAATACTAAATTGTAGATTCATGGCCCCATCCTCGGCAACATATGCAAATATGTTATCACCTTTAAATACTTGGAACCAATTTGTATAACGATCTAGGCAATTTAATATGTTGTATGTCTTACCATCTCTAAGAAGACTAATATATTTATCACCTTTGACTGTACTAATTGTAATGGTGTCTCCGGCAACTATTCCTGAGCCTGTTAAAGACTCAATTTTATCAGTATTTATCTTCATAGACTCTCTAGTACCTGTATTATAGATTGTTATATGTTTAGCCTCTCCAACAGCGTGGATGGTTATAACAATGCCAACCTCAATATCGCCTTTATAGAATACAGTTTGCATAGTGTCTCTTTTAATAACGCCCATCTCTAACAAGTTATCTGTAAGAGAAGCATTCTCAAAAGGAAACTCAAATACCGATTCTACACCAGAGAATAATGTTATTGTTTTCTCAACAGAATATAAATACGGATCTGGACAAATTATAGATATTTTTGCAGTTTCTTCTTTAGCAAATATATCAGGTAGATTATCTTCAACATATCCATAAGTTTCGCATGTTCTACTATCTGTCTCGATAACTAATTTGCAACGTTTCTTATTTGGAAAATATTTATAAGTCTCTAAACGAGCCTGTTCAATATCTTTTGCAAATCTAAAATCGAGTGAAATTACTATATTTCTAGAACCAGTTTTAGCAGAATTGTATAGCGAACCATCATTTGTGGATACTTCTGTTGTAATTATATTTGATTTACTAGGACCAAGACCTTCGATGTTTGTGATGGCAAACCCAGATTTCTCCGGGTAAGCCAACTCAAATCTCTTAGACTGCCCTAAATAATTTGTTACTGTTAAAGCTTTAATCATGTTCCGCTCACCAATCCTTTCAATGTAGAGAACTGATTCTTAGTTTGTCTGTAAATATCAAGTCTAGATAAAGCAGTAGGAGAATAGTTATTTTGCACAAATGAGAATGATGCTCCTTGTGTAGGTTGATTATTTATTTGAGTGCTATCTGGTTGATTGTTATTCATTCTAGAAGATATTCTCGATGCACTGTTTATAGAAGCAGTAGCATTGAAAGCTCTATTCGTGTCAAATATACTATTAAGCTTCTTCTCACTATTCTCAACGTCCGTCAAATCTATAACAGGTCTAATCACAGGCGTCATATCCATATCGTCTGTAGCAAGCTCAGAAATATGTTTGATGATATCTGTGAAACCTTGTATGGTTTCTTCGCCTAATTGGCTAGTAGCGCCTTTGGCTACGGACGCGAACTTAAGAATACCTTGCGCAAATCCTTCATCTACATATCTACCCAATCTAGCGAATTCTCTTGAAGGCGAATTAATATCAAGTTCTGCTTCAGCAGCTTCTAAAGCTTCTTTTGCCATCTTAGCAGCAGCTCTAGCAGCTCTATCAATATTATCTTCTATTCCCTCAATAAAACCATTAACTAGGTATTTGCCAGCACGTTTCCATTCTTTTTCTTTATCGCGCATAGCATCGACGCAGTCTTCAACTAAAGTCTTTACTACAGCTTCTACCTTACTAGTATTCTTTGCAATACCAGTGCCTAAGGCTTCGGCGTATGTAGAACCCCACTCGTTAAATTTAGGTAGTAAACTTCCGAATGTTTCATCAGCAGATTCATTATACACTGTTTGGACAGCTTGTAATGCTTCTTCTGTAGCGCCTTCTACACCTTCTACTAAATCTTTTAATGTATCATTCTTACGATATCCCTCAATTTCTTTAGCAGATTCTTTAAGGTCGGCCAACTCATTCATCATATCGGCAAGCTCAATTTGTTCCTGTAAATACTCTTTATACATTATATTTGCTTCTTCAGAAGATTCACCAAACTCTTTCATAACGTTCTGATATTCTTCTTGAGCAAACTGAACGGCTCCAATTTGTGTAGTAATCTTTTGGTTAAGAGTTGCTATATTTGCTATTGCTTTATCAGCTTCAGTAGCAGTCTTATCATTAACCTTTTGCCATAACTCCAATTCCAAATCTGCCAATTCTTTACTATCTTCAGAAGTATCGACTGGGGCAGGATTTAATACCGCTTCCAACTGGTTATTCAAATCGATAAGTTCATTTTGTAATGTAACGAATTCGATTCTTCGTTGTAATAATTTATTATATGCTTCTTGTGTCTTATCAGAAGATTCGCCGAATTCTTTCAATGTAGTTTGATATTCTCCTTGTGCAAGATCCATTTTTTGCCAAGCAATAGCGGACTTGTTATTAACAGTCTCTATCTCTTTTCTTAGAATATCGGCATCTGTTGCAACTGGGCCATTGAAAGCATCCCATAATTCCTTCTCTAAATTTTGAGTTGTAGATTTAAGATCTAATTTATCAAATTCAGTCTTGAATGCGCTTACTATATTTTGAGCTTTCTTTTTAGCAGCTTCTTCGGCACTATCATTTTTCTTAATGCCTTCTGTAATACCCTCTACAATATAATGACCTACTTCATCGCGCATAACTCTTGAAGGTGATTTAATGCCTAAGAAATCTTTTATGCCAGTAAGAACACTAGAACCTAGGTCTTTACCACTTTGTACAAGATTTCCAAGTCCTTCTTTAATACCATTAATTAAACCATTAATAATATCTCCAGCCATATTTTTGAATACTGTACATCCATCTTTTACAATCCCGAGTTTTTCTTTGAACGAATCGATTAAGCCTTGAGCCATATCTTTAATCGCTGTCCATGCTTTATCTTTTAATAATACTATAGAATCCTTTAACCCATTTACAATAGCTTCACCTAGATTCCATATAGCATCTACAAGTCTTGGCATATTTTTCTCAACAGAGTCAGCTAAACCATTGATAAAATCAATTATTAGATCAAATCCAGCATCTACTACATCTTTCCATTTTTTACCAAGAGCATCTAAGAACTCGATTACAATATCAATTGCTACCTCAACAACCTCGCCAATATTATCTCTAACGCCTTTCAAGAATCCAATTAAAATATCGAATCCTGCTTGTACAAAGTCTGGTGTCTTGTCAGCTATAGATTGTAGTAATTTTACTAATAAAGTTAATAAACCTTCTACTAATGCTGGTGTTACTTCTACTATTGTGTCTATTAAGCCTAGTAGCAAGGTCTTGACTGCTGTTAATATAGCAGGAGCACCGTCCGTAATCACTTTAGCAAATGCAATAATACCTTCGCCAATTTTTGTAATAAGCATCGGAATCAATCCTATTATACTTGTTACAATGACTACTAACGCAGCAGCTCCAGCAGTACCAGATACAGCCAATGCTGCTAATGCGGTAGAGAATAATAATACACCTGCTCCTATAGCGGTTATACCGACGCCTAATAATGCTATAGCTGCACCCAATCCTAACAGCACAGGTGTTAAAGGTGCAAGAAGCATTCCAGCCACACCTATAACAGCGAATGCTGCTGCGAGAGTTACTAATGCTTTAGCTATTTCACCCCATGACATACTAGCCATTATCTTAAGTGCACCAGCTAATACTACTAAAGATGCAGATACAACAAGTAATGCAGCAGCACCAGGAAGAGCTGCTAACATTGCTGTTACTGCTATTGCGATTATTGTTAGAGATCCTGCTAGTACGGTTAGGCCTTTACCTATTTCTTCCCATGACATACCACCCATGATCTTAAGCGCTCCGGCTAATATAACTAAAGCTCCTGCTATAGCTATCATACCTACAGAACTTATTATCATTGTGGCAGGCATAAAGTTCATAGCAACAGTTATTGCAGTTAGAGCCCCGGCCATTGTTAATAAGCCTTTACCAATTTGTTCCATTGATAAGTTACCCATTTTCTCAATAGCAGACCCTAATATAACCATTGCTGCTCCAAGAGCTACCATGCCAATAGATGTTGTTAGGATACCTTTAGAACCAGATATAACTTTTGTAAATATAGCAAGTTCCGCCATCAAAGCGCCTAAACCAAGTAAACCTTTTACAAGTTTATCAGAGTCGATATTGCCTATTTTTTCTACAGCGCTTGATAATATCAATAAAGCTGCAGCAAATGCAATAAGACCAGTAGAGCCTTTGATTAGCTTGCCATGAGACTTAGATAATGCATTAGCAGATACAACTAATATAGCAGCCATACCAGCTATGCCGCCTAAACCTTTAAATAACTGTGCAAGATTTAAATCTGCGATATTCTTCATAGCAGCAGATAATATAAGGACAGCGGTAGATAGTGCTATCATACCAAGAGATACTTTAGCCATTCCTTTGAAGCCTTTGCCCGCCATGATCTTTTCAAATATAGCCATTGCTGCAAACAATTCAACAAACATAGCAGTTACAGCAGCTAAAGCTCCGCCTAATTTACCAGAGTCTATAAGCGATAAGACTGTAAGGGCTGCGGCTAATATAGCTATTGCTCCTGCTATTGTGATTAGTGTTTTAGCCTTAAGACTTGATTGGTATGCTTCAAGAGATCCTTTAACCCCATCTAATATACCTGTGATAGCTTCTAAGAATCCACCAGCATTTTCTGTAATACCAGATAAAGAGTCAACAAATTTCTTTATACCATATATCAATCCGCCAAGTAATCCTGTATTAAATATATCAAGAACTTGACTGAAATCTCCAGTATTTATAGCGTTCGTAATAGTATCAGTTAGTCCTCCGAAAGCTTCTCCAACCATAGAAGCGAATTTCGCAGCTATTGGTATAGCCTTCTCAACTACTCCGACTATTCCACTAAATATCCATTTAAGAGCATTTCCTATGGCTTCGAACGGAGCGAATCTAGCTTGTACTTTGCCACTTAATGCATCTAACCCAGATGTATCAACATTAGCAAAACCTTTGAATGATTCGTTGATAGCATTAACTAGACCTTCTATCCAACCAATTGCAACTTTGAGAATATCCGTAATACCAGTAACCATTTTACCAAATGCATTACCTTCTTTTAATGAATTTCTCAAACCTACAATGAACTCACCAATACCTCCAGTAATACCTAATAGACCATCGCCTACTGGTAATATAGCGCCAACTAAATCAAACGCTCCTTGAGCAAGAGCTTTGATAGCCATAACGCCAATATCTAGTAAAGCAAATACGCCTTTGAAGGTACTCTTAATATTTGCGGCAGTAGTTTCTCCTATTTTGAATTGTTCTGTTAGTTTCTTCAAACCTTCTGTTAGATTGAATAATTGTTGCCCAGTTATTGGAGGGAATATCTCATTAAACGCCTCTTTAACTGGTTTTATAACATCTAATATACCATGGAAAGCATTACGAACAGCTTCTATTAAAGATGCACGTCCGCCTAAGTCTTTCCATCCCTTTAGCATTTCATTCCTTGCTTCAGCCGATGCTCCAATAATTCCGCCAAATACATCACTAACCTCTGTTAGTAATTCCTTAGCTTCCTCAAAGTCACCGACTATAATTTCCCAAGATTGAGTCCATCCGGATTGAGCTGCTTCTTTTAAGGTGTCAAATAATTGTGTGAATGTCTTAACTTTTGTAGCAGCATCATTAGCCATTTGGCCCATTTCCATAATGGATTTAATCTGTTCTTGAGTGTAACCCATTGTCTTAAGCTGTTCCTCATTCAAGTCACCAGTAAATTTAGACAAGGTTTCGGTTAAGATTTCAGATGTTAACCATCCATCCTTGAGTGTTTCCCTGAACGATCCTTCGTTCTTAATCATCTGGTCAATATTTACACCATGAACTCGGGCAGTTTCTTTTAAGGCATCTTGGAATACCTGACCGCCCATACCCGCATTAACTACAGAGTTCCAGTCCATTAATTTAACTGTACCTGAAGCTAAGGCTTGAGATAATTGATACATTGCTGTACTTGCCTGTTGGCTGGTTGAACCAGAAACCGCAGCTAAGTTAGCAATACCCTTAATAGCTTGTACTGACGTATCTAGCTCAACACCGGCCGCGGTGAATGTACCGATGTTACGAGTCATTTCTGTAAAATTGTAAATAGTTTTATCCGCGTATGCGTTAAGCTCATCTAAAGCAGCATTAACGTCTGTTAACGTCGTACCCTTACTAGAAGTATTTGCTAAAATAGTTTGCACAGCATTGATCTGCGTCTCGTATTCTGAGAACCCCATCTTGATAGGGTCTATGGTTAAAGCAGAGACGATTCTTTTACCCGCATTCACTGCAGTATTAGTTATATTTTGGAGAGCGGTAACACCCATAATACCAAGAACAGAAAATTTGTTGGCGATTTTATCTACACCATCAGCTATTCCCGCTATTGAGAACTTCTTACCTGCTTTCTCAAGATTCTCTAAACTCTTAGCAGATTCTTCAAGTTTTAATCCCTTTTTTAGTTTATCAAGAGATGATATACTTGTTTGGATTCTGCTCTCAAATTCTCTATTGTTAAACTGCATATTAACAATGCGATTATCTACAGTACTCATGCTTGTGTTACCTCCTTCCATACTTCATTTGCGATCTTGTCAAATATCGGTCTGATTGCTGGGTTAATATAATCTCGTCCTTGAACATACCCACCATTCTTAGTGGTATGGCCATATTGTAATACGATAGCAATCGGTACACCATTGACAACATTTGAGTTAGTCCAAGTAATAGAATATGTATTCCTGGAAACATGGACTTCGTATCCCCAAGAACTAGCTGTTAAACCCGAGTCTACGGGCGTAGCCATAGCAAGAGCATTAACACCTTCTCTTCCATATCTATCTAGGACATTTCTAATGTTTAGTCTAGATGCACGTGTTAAAAATCTCTCTGTGTGTTTAAAACTACCAGATTGTTTGATTACTATCATAATATCACCCTTTACGATTTAATCTTTGTAGTAATATAACCATCAAATCCTGCAGCTTTTAATTCTTTAAGTTTGTTCTCAGCATTACCTTTCTTTGCATATGCTCCTACTTGAACACAATATAAAGTTTGAGGTTCTGCATTTGCTTTTAACTTAGAGTTAACTTCATCTGCTATCTTACCTAGTCTATTATAAATATAATCACCAGGACATGCTTTTGCAGCAAACCATCTGTGTACGGTCATGTTTTGTTGATCTACTTGGCCAACTAGAGATTTGTCGCCTTTCCATTTAAGTTCTTTAATATCGTTTCGTTTACAAATATCAACCAATAAATTGATTAGGGATTTGTATACTGTATCGTTTATAGCGTACGGATGCGTCATGTCAGATGCGCATTCAATTGTGATAGCTCTGTTATCATTGTATCTGTTAGATGAACACCAAGATCTATCGCTTTCGTCAACATATAAACCAATTCTTCCATCAGCGCCAATTCCATAATTAGAGGAGGCTTGACGTTCTGGGTTAGCGAAAATATCGCCTACTTGTTCTACGGATAGCTGACCTACAACACAGTGAATAGTTATTGTATCTATCACATGGTTTCTAGGTTTAGTCTTATTAGGGCTTATTTTAGTATAGCTTACTAATGGGCTATTACTCATAATATCACCTATCCTTTCGTATTTAAAGCTTGCCTACGAGATGCGTTTAACGCTCTGTTACGAGCCATAAGTTCTTTTCTTCCCATCTTCTTAGGAGGGTTATTCTTAATATTGCATACTCGTATTTGTGTTAGTAATCTATTAAGGTGCCATTTCTGGCACTCAAAAGGAATGTTTAAAGTGATCATCCAGTAGTAGATAATCTCGGCGGTAACAGTTTCACTTCTTCCACCCTTAGTTTTTTCCTCGTTAAATGTAGTAGCTGTCATAGGCGCGTCTATATACGCCATGACCTGCTCTACTATACTGTCAGTTATTCCTAAATATACATTAGGGTCAACATTTTGTGTAATTGTCATGCAGCGAATATAATCCACTGTCTCTTCAATTGTTTTGTCGCCTTTCGATAAGAAAGGTTTATTCCATTTTGACTCCCATTTTGATAAAGAGACAAGTGAATGCTCCAGCTGCAATGTCTGCTCTTTCGTTTGGATAAATGTTTGAGAGCCACTATCGAACCACTCCGTTGCAGGTATTGTAATCTGAAGCATTCAATTCACCTCCTTATTGGTTAGGCATGGTCATCTTTTTAGGCTCTTGTGGTATAATAGCATTTACAAATTCAGCAGCCTTCTTAGGTTCTGTAGCTAACTCCATGAATAGTTCAGAATATGCTTCTGTTTGAGTGAACGCATCTGTAAGTTCTTTTGACTTAACGAATCTCTTACCGTCTAGTGATTTCTCACCGTAAGATTTTAGGATCATCTCCTTGAATTTCTCAATTAACTTAGCAGAATTTTGTTCAGCTACGATCTTTTCTAATAATTGAGTCATGCCACCATTTACTCCTAATTCCATCTCCATAAGCTCAGCTTTTGTGAGATTGAAATAGAAATCCTCAGTTCTTTCAACACCATTATAATCAGTGTAAGTAATTGTCTTTTTTAACATATTAACAAACTCCTTTCAAAATTTGATTTTACAATATAAGCTATTCTCGTTTTTTTTTTTTTTTAATGGACCAAGAACGAGAAATATAATTTTTGCAGATTTTTAAATTTTAGTTATTATTGGATTTTTATAGTTTTTGTGCATTTTACAACAAACGCATAATTTGAAATATTAACAACAATCTAGTTTTGCCATATTAATTTAATAAGGCCCTGACCTATGGCAGGAAGTCAGAGCCTCATAAAGAGAAATTTTAACCAGCTGCTTCTTCCTTTAATAGTTCGATAACTTCAGCTGGTAATGGTAATCTAGCTTCTTCAGCTTCACTACCAAATAATATAGCCTCTAAAGCAGCTAACTTCTCAGCAGCAACCTTAGTAGAATCTACTGTTAAAGAAGCTGTTGGTTTGAATCCAGGAACTTCAACAGGTGTTGTTGAAACTTCCCAGCTAAACGTAATAGCTTCAGGGCTATCGTTAATTGTTTGGTAACCTTTCTCAGATGGAGCAGCTAATGCACCATAGATTAAGTGTAATTTGTAACCATGATCGTTACCATTTACGTCGTTACCAATAGCAGTTCTATAGCATAAACCGAATGCTCTTCTAGCTTGCTGACCGATCATAACACCAGTAGCAACTTCTGCAGATCCGTCGCACATAGCGAACTCATCTGGATATGTGTAAGCTTCGATTGTAGCTCCAAATTCTTCTGCAGACATTAAGTTTAAATATTTGATATTATCTGCATATAGAGGTGTAGCTTCAGCTCCAGAAGGGCTTTCTGTAACAGAGATTAATCCGTTCCAAGCAACACCTTTATCATAAGCACCTGATGCTCCCATTGGATATAACACACCATGATCTACACCAGTTTCATAAATTCTTTCTCCTGTTTTATCCCATACAATTTTAGGCATGATGATTTCCTCCTTTAATAATATAGATTGAAGACGTCGTAATTGAAGTTATCTTTTGTATAATGTGTATCATGTGTACACATAGGTAACTTAGCAACTTTACCCACAATATCGCTATCTGGGTCGGCGTCTATGACACTAATTTTGTATCTAGTTTTGTAAATATACGGATGATTATCCGCAAATTGTGAATCACCAGAGCTACGCTCATAAACGATACAAGGGTAGTTCAATTTCATTGACTCAGGAGGTTGAAAATAAGCGTGGCCTGCTATAGATATAAGAGTATCATGTAGTTCAAGTCTTTTATTGCTCATTGTACAACCCTCCAATCGTCAATACTAGTCTAGGTCTCTGAACTTCTACATTCGTAACCTTCCATTTTGAACCCATCCATATAATGTATCGTATGGCAAAGAAATTCTCGTTGGCATAGGCGTCGGCAACAATACTAATAAGATTGTTTATGTTTAAATCATCGTTAAGATGCTCGCTACCTTCCCAACGCCTTGTGTTTCGAATAACATCACCATAGTACGAACGCTCGGTAATAGATTCTCTCCACACGCCTGGCGCAGTTTCTTTAGTCTCGGCGTAGCCTATTGCTCCATAAAACTTTGCCATATGAATCCTCCTCTAGTTATTAAACTTGTGGTTGAGTTCCACCAACTTCGATTTCATAAACCTGAGCAGATCTAGGTTTAGTTAAAGCACCAGAACATCTTGTTTCCATTAGGTACTTGTATTGGTTGAAGTCGATATCGAAATCGTCGAATGTAGCAACTTCTCCACCCTTATCAGCACCGAAGTTATAGTCTCTAAGATTTACTTTGATACCTAATAACTTCATCTTCTTACCGTCAGCTGTTTCTCTAACTAAGTTTTCGATCTGAGGTATTTCAACAATCTTAGAAACTCTAAGAGCTGCACATAATGTAGCATCGCTTTCATAGATTCTTCTTCCATTGTTGTCTTCGATCCATAACATGTTTGTGTGCATGTCAGGAGTTGTGTAGAATACTGGAGAACCAGATCCTTTATATCTCTTATGAGTTAAAGCGATTTCTTTAACAAGTTTCTTGTGATCTGTGTCAGTAGAAACTTTCTCCTTGATAGAATATAGATCTTCATCTTTCCAGATAGGTCTGATGTTCTCTTCGTTGATCTTGTATTGATCTCCTGGTTCTCTTCCATCACCAAATAAAGCAGCCATAGCTAATTCTTCGTTAAGAAGAGTTCTTAATTCAAATCTAACCATAGCAACGATATCGAAGTCAACAACATCAATGATGTCATCTCTATCAAGTTTCTGCTTTACATAAATAGTTGTAGGAGTTGTTACTCTCTTAGCAACCTTGAAGTATACTTCTTTCTTTTCAGTAGCTTTAATATATCCTTTAGCTCTAGCTTCTTCGAAATCCATGTCAGCAATAACAGATTTTACTCTGCTGAATGGGCTGTGGTGAATAGCAGCTAATACTCCAGCTACCCAATCATCTTCTCTCTTTAACCAATCAGGATCTTTAGCTAATTGTTTAGCATCTGGGAATAATACATCAATATCTTGAATACCATATTCCTGAGCGTGAGCTAACACAGCATCTTTTAAAGATCCACATTTTTGTGCGTCAGCCAAGATTGTTTGTAACTGATCGTGACTTAATACATTGTTCTTGTTTTCCATATCTTCGTTATCAAATACATTTTTCTTCATGTCTGTTCCTCCTTCATCGGAATGATTAATATCTTCATCGGCATCTGCGCCATCTAGAGCTTGCGCTATCATAGCATAAACAACGTTCTTTTGCTCTTCGTTTAGAGTGTTAAATACATCTGCTACTGTTCTTTCATCAGCATGCTCTAATTCTTCGTCTTCTTCCTCTTCTTCGTCCTCGTCATCCTCTACAGAATGTTCGATTTCTTGGTTAGAGAAGTTAAGACCTGTAAATATAAGCGCCTCGTCTTCGGCATCTGTGTAAGTTCCATCAGCATGAGCGATACTAAGATTATCGATCAATGCTCCAGGATTTGCACCAGCCATAACAAGACTTACTTCACGAATTGCTCCGTGTATAACATCGCTTCCCTTTTGTTTTAATTGGTTAGCGTAAATAGACAATGCAGTAATATCCCCATGTTGTACTAGCATCTTAGCATTCTTGCCTGCTTCAGTTTCATTGAACTTGCAATATGCGTAAACACCATCTTCTCTGTTTTCTAACAAAGCATGCCCTAATACATTGCCTGGGTCGCTATGAACATGCTGCCAAACAAGAGGCACTGTTTGTCCATGATTCTCTTTAAATGCGTCTTTACGGATTGTACGGCCGTCGGAGCATTTAAGATTGTTCTTTGTGGCATAGCCACTGAAGTCAAATTTAGGCATATTCTATATCTCCTTTCGTTTCCTGTTCAGTTATCATTGCAGGGTTAGTTTCTCCTGCTTGCTTATTAAGGTTCTTGTTTCTCAATTCATCCGCAGCTGGATCATCGGAAGGTTTATAACCGATAATAGCACGAATTTCATTCGAGGACATAATCTCGTTACGAGTAAATTTATCAGCGATGTCAGCTAACTCACTAACTGGAACGAGTTTAAACGGATCACGGAAATACATGATCGTTTGACCTTGCGTGCGTGCAGTTTTTGTAAGAAACGAGCGTTTCATCCCATCAGCAATTGCAGCGATAACTGGCTCGACCGTACGATTATAATAGTTGATCATAGTCTTTTCATCGGCTGTTCCATCTAAGATGGCCTCTGTCATTCCTAACTGGCTATATAGCATTCTCGTTAGATACTCGATCTGAGTCATTAGATTGTTCTCAGCAGGTCTGTTTAATTGAGTAACTCTTTCAGTTCCATCAATGTACGCAATACCATACTTAGAACCAGCTAATTGCATCTCGATGTCCTTTCGCCTTGCTTCGGCTTGATCTTTTCTTGTTTGAGACTTGACGACGTACGGTAATTGGATAATGACGTCAAGTTTCCCCGAACCACTTTGCTGGTCTATTGCATCCAGCAAGTTTAATTTATTTATAAGACGCTTTGGCGTCGAGTTCGGCTCATTCATTACAGAATAAAGCGGATTCTCTATAATAGCTACCATACTTTTTGGTAATGTGATTTCTTCTTTAAATCCTTTACGATCATTGTATAATCTTACACGGACATGATTTGGAAACCACTCTATAATTTTAGCTGTTCTTAGAGAATTTATATCATAACCCCCAGATATCTTAGGGTCAAGTGTTGTGTCGACTGGTACTATAGCGACACATCCTTCATCAAACATAGACATCGCTACATCTTGAATAAAGGCTCTGCCAGTTTGGTCTTTATTAGCAGCTAATGTTAGGCATTCGTTTAAGCCAGAATCCATAGCCTTAATATATCTTCCATTTTGATCCATTTTGACATGCTGTATCATTATGGCCGCAACGTCAATCGCGATACGAGTATAGATAGAGGAAACTATCGATCTTTCATTACCATAACGAAAACGAGGTCTGTCTGGTTTAGCTCCAGAACCCATGCCAAGATCATTGATCGGTCTAGCAGTGTCTTTATCGTTGAAGGCGTTCCATGCATGCTGAAGTCTAGTTCTAAAAGACTCTCGCATTAACGTCACCTTACTTTCTCTAGGATAGATGTATTACCATCATCAGATGCCCAAATATTATTATAATCACTAGCTTTTTCTGATAATATGTTTCCGCCCCAACTTTTAAATCGTTCTTCATTAGCAGCTCTTTGTTTCACAGCAGATGCGTATTTCATTTGAACTGCAAAATTACCAAGAGCTATCATAGATGGAACAGCACTTATCACTTCACCCATGATATCTTCTTTCTCTATAAGATGATATTTCTTAGTTCTTTTTCCTTCGCTGTTATACTTCTTTGCAGAAGAGTCGGCTAATTTATCTTTCGTCACAACAGAAATGGCTGTCTCTGCTGCTAATTTGCCGATTTTTTTAGCGATATCTTTTTTATTCATTGTCGCATATGATGATAATTTACCACTCATAGCATCACTTAAAACTTGACCAAGAGCCAGTTTTGTTGCTGTACTTGTGACTCTATAAGCTAAGCTGTGATTTCTATATTTTATTCTAGCTATATCTGAACTAAGCATATGAGCCGAAACAGGAGCTTTGTTTTCAATATTAGAAAGTTTCTTTCTATATTCTTTCTCTTGCTTTTGTCTAGTTTTTATTCTAGCACCAACTTTATTAATAGCTTTTCTTACTCCCCATTTCATACCTTTAACCCCATAATGGGCTAGATACTGTTCTTCTTGTATAATCACTATTCTCACCCCTTTTTAAGCAAATGGATAGTATGAACCTGCTCCGTTATTTCTAAAACGTGCTTTAACATCTTTTACTTTAACGTCGCTTATCTTCATATTCATAATATCATCTCTTGTAGCTAGCCATTTCTTTGCGGCTTCTATTTCACGTTTATGTTCATATTTGTATGCTTTTCTGGTTTCTGGATCTGGAGGCCCTTCTGTTACAATATCATAATTACTATCCAAAATCTTTTTAATATATTTTGCACTATTCATATGAGCATCATATTGTCGTTGCGCTTTATTAGAATATTTGCGAATGGCTCTTCTAACTCCCCATTTCATTCCTTTAACACCATGGTGGGCTAAATATTGCTGTTCGGTTACAACCATCATTCTCACCCCTTACTCAAAAGCTTCTTTGTTTAATTTATAAGCGACATAAGCATCCATCATAGCAGACACACTATCGATCTTTTGATCGTATCGCTTCTTCAATAACTTTCTATTACCATTTGTATCTTCAAGTGTTATGCAATTGCCCATAGCAAATGTCATAAGTTCTTGGTCAAACTCTAGCATTCTTTCCTCAGATAGTTTCTTTAACTCTCCAAGAGGAACTGACTCTGTTTTAGCACCTTGAATAACTTTCTCGATACCATATGGCCCATTTTCTTGTTCCCATCTTGTAACAAATGCTTTGGCATTATATGGGTCGAAACCGAAACAACGAACGTCATAATCGCAATCGATAATAAACTTATCAAGGTCGTCATAAACTTCATCCATGTCAAGAACTGTACCTTCTAGAACTTGTAATGAACCTTCGTCGAGAAATTGATTGTATTTGATTCGCATAGCTGCTGGTAATTTCATCAAAGTTAAAGAAGAAATATAGCATCGAGTCTTTACACCAAATGCTCCGCTAGATAGTGGGAATAAAAATGTAAAGGCACAGAAGTCATCTCCTTGAGAAAGGTCTGCCCCAAGCGCACATGGCATTCCCCAAAAATCGCGTTTACGGTGTGGAAGTGTTTCTTCGTATGTAAAGAAATATGTGTAACCTTCCATAGGTATTCCAAATCTCTTTGCTAAAATATCATTTCTAGCAGCAGGAGCTTTTTCTGCTCTTTCTACATCTAATTGATAAGTTTCATATGTAACGGTCTTTCCTAGATTAGGATTAGCTTTTAACCATGTTGATGGGTCATTAACTTCATCTATACTGTCCAATCTATAATACCAGATTGAGACATGAGGGTTGATGTAATCGCCCTTAAGTATGTCCATAAGTTCCATTTTGATTGTGTCGCCACTTCCATTACGAACAGTACCCTCTGAACTCATAGCAACTATTAAATAGTCATCTAACTTAGAAGCACCTTGTTCAACTGCGCCAACAACATCTTCTCTTATATCTCCTGAAAGCCATTCATCAATGGTAGAAATCTTACATCTCAACCCTTGCAGCTTGTCAATGGACATCGGACGAACCTCAAGCAGAGATCCTGTTAAGAAGTTCTCAACGCCTTTCTTTGTAGATGCGAGTTTTACTCTGTTCGCCTTAGAACCAGTTGTGTTCTGTAAAGAACCTTCTGTTAAAAACTTGAATAGAGGACCTCTGGATCTTGTAATGGCGGTTCTTATTGGTGACATTACTTCTTCGGCTTGTTTCATAGTTGGGGCGCTTGTAATCTGATGAGTAGTGGATGTATCTACATTTAAAAAGTAGTTTTGAATACATGACCCATACATAGATTTAGCGGCACCTCTGGCTACTATTAAATACTGTTTATTAACTAAACGCTTTTTAACCATCTTACGGACATAACGTCCTCCGTGATTATCAGGAGATGGCTCATAAACGCTTCTTTCAACAAAATAATACCAACCGAATATTTGCTCTGCCCATAATTTAAAAGTATCTAGCAGATGTAGGTCTGCGCCATCGGTTAGTGTTAATTCTTTTTCACAAAATAAGACAAATCCTTCAACAGCTTCATCGTCATAATATATACCAGGATTTGCTATAAGATCATCTATTCGATTCATCTCCATAGCTATCTCTCTACATACAGGAATTTCACCTCTTAAAACTGCATCACGGAATTGTCCGTAATATTTAGGTGTTGCTGTATTAGATAACGCCATACTAACACCTCTTACTTTTTAGGTTTAGGAGTCATATACCCAGCTAGATCCTTAGCATCGAATTCTTTTGTTAACGCATACTTAACAGCATATAACGTTGCGCCTCCAAGAAGAACCGGCACTACTCTTTTGCCACTTGTAGCAAGGATATCTTTAACATATCTCTTGCCTGGGGCAATTTCATCAGCTGTAAGATCTTTTAGCTGCTTCTCCATCTTAATTCTTTCTAATTTCTTTTTAAGGTCAGCATCTGAAAGTACACGACGTTTTCTAACATCTCTCTTCATAGCCTTTTTTCGCTGTTTGTCAGCGGCTTTAAATGAGGATTTATTTTTTCTTTTTCCCCATTTCATACCTAAAACGCCATAATGCGCAAGGGTATCATCAGTCATTTTCATCATTCCTGTGGACACCGAATTAGTCATTGAATTTCCTCCTTCCGTTATTTAGCAGTTTTAGTAAACGATTCTGTAATCGTATTACCTGAAGTATCCGACGAAACCGTAATAGTTTTTGTATAATTCCATTTTCCGGTAGCCGGCTCTAAAACAACAACTATGGTTCTCACACCATCGGCAGATGTAGAGAATGAAGTAGTTGCTACCCCTAAATCATTCTCCTCTACAATACCTTGTGTTAAACCATCTTCGCCTTTTATTACTACAGCTTGTCCAGAAAATAAGGAATATTTGTTTTCGAAGATTTTTCGGGATACCTCAGTTCTAAGCTGCTCAAGAAAGTGAGTCAGACCTGTAAAACTAAGAAGTTTTCCCATAATATCACCTTTTCTTAAAGATTATTAAGCTTCAACGAATAATCCATCGATTTCTTCGTTAGAGATAATGCTATCTACAGGAAGAAGATCAGATGTATCGAATGTGATAGTACCAGCAAGTTTATCCCACTTTGTACCGTCCCAAGCTACGTTGTCGCCAGCATTGATTCCGTGAGTTGTGTCAGCAGCTTCAATGTTGTAAACATGTCCTACTTCGTTTCCTTCTGTAGGTAATGCAGCGTAGCTAGCAACACTTCCTTTGAATACATATACAGAAGAAAGTTTAGCATTAACTTCTTCTTTAGTGTATACGTTTCCTAAAGAACCGTTGATTGTTTCGTTGTTAGCTGTGATAGCAGCAGCGATCTTAGCATCTGTTTGTTCAGATGTGTAAGCATCTCCAATTCCGTATCCAGCTAAAGTTGTAGCATTGTTAGCTTTTCCAGCTAATCCTTCTGTTAACTGTGTTGTGCTAGCCTTTTCAGCTAAAGCAGCGTTTACAGTTGTTGTATCAGCTTTTCCAGCTAATCCTTCTGTTAATTGTACTGTAGAAGCTTTTTCAGCTAAAGCAGCATTAACAACAGTTGTGTCAGCTTTTGCAGCTAATCCTTCTGTAAGAGCTGTGTTAGAAGCTTTTTCAGCTAAAGCAGCGTTAACTGTTTCAGTGTTAGCCTTTAAATCTAAAGCAGCGTTTACAGTAGTTGTATCAGCTTTAACGCTGATAAGACTTTTTACTTTATTAACTAAATATTGCGCACCCGCAAGGTTTAAATACTTACCCATTAGTAATTTCCCCCTTTAAAATTAATTTTCAAACATTTCGTCAATTTCCTCAAATGATATAATTTTAGTTTCAAGGGTCTGAGGAGATTCCGCTTGAACGTTTAATCTCCACTCTAACTCAGTTATCTCTCTCTTCATTGATTCAAGGACAAAAGAATTAGTTGGAGGGTCGAAGATTAATTTAACCTTAAGATAAATATAAGTCTTCACAGATTCGATGGTTTTCAAACTACCGGTAAAGTCCGTCCACCTTTCGAACTTGCCTGATATCGAGAAGCCTGTTTCAGGCCCAACACCTAGTTGAGTTAGAGTCATAAATACAGTATTGATGTTGACAATTATGTCTGTGTCAAACGCTTCATAACTATCCTCGATACCAAGCATCTTTTTAATAGTTGTAAGTATGCTCTCATTCATGTTTAAATAACCTCCTCGATAAAGGATCTCATTGCGAAACCTTCTTTGTCGTCGGATATTCTAACATGCGCCCAATCATCGTTTTCGTGGAAATCAACTTCTAAAATAGTGCCCACAGGAATGATGAAAAGAACTGGAGCATTTTTGTCCGCTGATTTACGGATGTTAAGTTTTGAGCAATTAGCAACTTTAAACTTAGTAGGTATAACTATCGGGATGGGTTCCACAGCAATTACCTCCCCTACTACAGTTGCAAAATCAGTAGCTTCCATTACTTCGCTAGGAATTGCGATTGTAGCGATTTCGTCAATGTCGGCTACGGTTAATTTGTCGTTTTGTTTCTTATTACCCATAATAAATACTCCTTCCATTTTGAATTATTTTCGCCAAGGGCAAGTGTCACCGGGAGTTCGCTCTATCGGCAACTGTGGTAACAAGCTCTCGTCGCTATAATGTATTGCTTTGTGTGTTCTGTCGGAAGATGAGATCAAGTATTCTGGATTAAAGATGTCTTCGTTTTCTTCTTCAATGTCTTCGACAGTTATAGGGTTCATGTGATGGATGATAATCTTGTCGTTGATTTCATAACCTTCAACACCTAGATCGCATCCATTATCGCGGACAATTACTATGTCTCTTACTTTTCTCCATCTTTTGGATTTGTATAGTACTTGGTTAAGATACCTATCATAGCCAAATGTGCTTTTACCAACCACGCCAGATAGTTTTAAGTACTTGTATCTTTCTTCAAATGTTTCTAATCTAGACAACTCTGTGTAGGTTCTAATCTTCATAGTCTTCACCGCCTTGGCCACTATAAGACCGCATAGCGTTAAGAGCATCTTTATACAGTTCCTCTACTCGCTTTGCCGACTGAATGGCTTCGGTTTTTGCTCTAAGAAGTTCGTTCTCTTTTTCGAGTTTCTCTTTCTCGAGGCGTTCTTTAGTAGTCCCTAGTTTTAAATAGTGTGTAATAACTTGGGATGACGCCGTCCCCTCAGAAAGTTGTCTTTCAGCCAGATCAACCGCCAAAGATATAAGTTGATTTTCTCTGGCTTCTATGCTAGTAGCAGGAGGACGTCTTCTTGACATTATTATACACCTCCATTTTTTAGCATCTCTGCTCTTTCTAAAACAGATTTTGCATAGTAACTAATTTCACCTTTATTGTACATCTCGAATGCTGCATCATGATCCATGTTGTAAAGCATTAGTACTAACTTAGGATCGTTAAACAATTTAAACAATTCACTAAGATAATCAACGCCTAATAGTATGTTATCTTTTGGGTTGAAGAAATCCTCAACACCAAGTTGGAACGCTCTAGATCTATGCCAGAACGTGCTTATCTGCATAAGACCAACACACTTACCGTTTGAGCTAATAGCGTTTGGATCATATCTGCTCTCATGCCATACTATTGACATTACCAACTCAGGCTCAACATTATCATACATTGTACAAATATCTCTGATGTACTCATCAATCACTTCTTGAGGAGATGGTTCCTCTTCTGCGATAACCTCAACGTCGTCAATTATGGTGACCTCTTTTGGTTCTTCAGGAATATCTTCCTCTTCAATAGGTTTTGCAACATCAGCAGAATATGAAAGTGCTATAACCAAAGCTACAATCGTAGCAAAATATAGAATGCCTGCTAGTTGCCCCCTACTAAGTTTTACTTTCTTCATATTTCTAACTCCTTTCAAGATAGATCTGAACACTTTTGGTAGAGACACCAAGTACCTTCCAAGGCTTTTGGCCCCTCTTGAAAGGAGAACTAACGGCTGAAATCCGTTTTGTTTTTAAAGGAGGACCTGATGCCCCTACCAAAAGTGTTCAGAAAAATAACCCCCGGGGAATTTTCAAGG